CAGGCAGTACAATCGGCCAACACGTTGGTTGCGCTTCGCGATGGCTCTGAGTCAGACAAGGTCAAGTTGGACGCTGTCAAAGACCTCCTCGACAGGGCGGGCTTCAAACCGACAGAGCGCATTGCCATCCAGGCTCAGATCGGAGTGACTCCGGAGTTGGCAGGTCTCATCCGAGACATTCTTGCCGAGAGTCGCGGTGTGGTGGACGTGCCTATCAAGGAGATTGACATGCTGCCAGAGAGGAAGACGTAGTGGAAGAGCTACGGCTTTTTCTGAAGGAGCAATGCGCCACCAACTTTTTCTTCTTCCTCAAGTTTGTCCTTGGCTTCAATGACTTGACACCTGGCTTTCACGGGCAGATCACCCGCTATATGACGCGCCCGGGCCAGTTCAAACTGATTGTAATGCCGCGTGGTCACCTCAAAACGACGATCTGCACCATCGGCTATGCCATGTGGAGGGCCCTGCATCAGCCCAACATCCGGATCCTCATTGCCAACGCCACAGCGACCAATGCCATGCACTTCGTCCGCAGCATAGGCAACACGTTGCGGAGCAATGAGAGAGTGCAGTGGTTGTGGCCGGAAGTGATTCCCCAGCCCGGGCAGACCAAGTGGACGGACACCGAAATTGAGCTTGTGCGCACGCAACATCACCCAGAGAGCACGATCGAGTCCATTGGAGTCGGTGGGACGGTGGTCAGTCGGCACTATGACCTCATTATTGAGGATGACTTGCTGGCGCCCGAGGACGGTTTCGTGACTGCAGAGATGGTCCAGAAGGTCAGCACGTGGCACAAGTACGCGACCAGCCTCTTCGTCAACCCCCAATTGGGAGAGCAAGTGGTGGTTGGGACGCGGTGGCTGTACGATGATTTCATCTCCTATCTGTTTGAGAATGAGAAGTGGTTCCTTCCGTGCCTGTATACGGGTGTGTATGATGATGGGATGAGGCCCGTTTGGCCCGAGAGGTTCACGAGTGATGTGCTGGATAGGGTGTTGGACCAGCAAGGGCCCAAGATTTTCAGCACGCAGTATATGAATGATCCGGTCCATGAGGACGCGAGGTCCTTTGACAGTGCATGGTTTCGTTATTATACACAGTTCCCACCAGTCAATGACCGGGGTGAGGCACGTGTTTTTCGATGTGTTACCGCCGTTGATCCTGCGATCAGCCAGAGGAAGCACGGGGACTTCAGCGCAATTGTTACTGTCGCGACGCTTTCTGACCGCACTCGATACATTGTTGACGCGAGGAGAGGGCGGTGGGGCGTAGATGAGCTCATTGATCATGTGTTTGAGGTGTATCGTCAGTGGAAACCTAGCAGGATTGGCCTTGAGACAGTGATGTTTCAGAAGGCGTTGCTGTGGCCCTTCCGCGAAGCCATGCGGAGGGAAGAGACCAACCTGCCCATCATCGAGTTGAGGCCCTCCAGCCGCGTCACGAAGGAGGGTCGCATCCAGGCGTTGCATGAGTTTTTCAGTAATGGGAGCCTCTGGCTCAATAGGGAGCACAGGGAGTTGATGACGGAGCTCCAGGGTTGGCCGGCAATTTCGCATGATGACCTGTTGGACGCTCTGGCGTATGCGATGCAAATGCTGGTCTACCCGGCCAAAGAGCAAGAATTGGTCACGCCGAACATAAACTCTTTCGAGGTTATCAAGAAAGAGTTGGACAGAAAGCGCAACGCAGTTGCTGGTCCCTTCGTGTGGCCTCTAGCAGGCAGGCAGGCAGCAGTGCTTGCGCGGAATGTGTTGCCTCAGACGGAGGAGGAGATACTGGAGGCCATGATTGCCAGCCGAGAGTAGGGCTCAGCAGCGCTTCATGGGCATGATGTTGCGCAATCCTAGGCTGCGTGAAGTCCGCAACATCTCGTTGACGACTGCGAGGGACTTTGCCCGTGTGTCCCTTCGGCACCCGATACCGGAGAGAGCTGGCCAAGAGGGCTACAAACGGAGGATGCATCGTGCGTAAACGACGTGAGCGGGTGAAGAGGGACAGGGCGATTGGCGGAGATCCCCTTCTGGATAGACTGGAGGAGTCGCATAGGACGCCCCAGGATACGCGGGCTGACACGCTCAACTTCGTGGACAGCGTGAAGAGGGACATGATGAAGGGTCGGTCGAAGAGGCGTGTGTGATTTGGTTGTCACTCGTGCTGCTGGCTGGCTGTTCGTCAGTGAGCCCTGTGCTGTCCAAGGACACAGAGCTGCATACGTGCCATTCGATCGAGGCGCCACTGACGGTGGGCCTTGGCATAAACTTCTTTATTCTGAAGAACGACTTCAATGACTGTACGGATGAAGAGGGTAAGAAGAAATTGAAAGGAGGGAAGGACGATGGCGCTAAGGAAAGGTAGGATGGAAGTGCCGAAGATGCGCAAAGGGCGCACGAGCCCACTGATCACTGCACTGCATGGTGAGGCAGGTAGTGGTCTGCGCAAGCCCGCGGGCCAGGCAAGGGTCTCGACGGGTATGATGCATAACTTCATTAACGCTAAGAGGGGGGGTGCTAGGTAATGCCGAAGGACGACTACGATCCGACTAAGAACAGTGGCAAGCAGCCATGGACTGGCATTTGCAGTCCGCTACAGACCCAGCCGATGGACGGCGTGTTCGATCGGACGGGCTCGACGCTGCCAAGCTCGGCGGCCAAACCGAAGCACTGATCTGGCTGGGGGATCTTTGCCTGTGTGTCTGGTGCGGTGCCTGGCATGAGGCGTGGAGGGTCGAGTGCCCCTTGAGGGAAAGCTAGAGTATTGGAAAGAGGAGATCAGGAAGGCCAGACTCTACCTGGATCACAAGAACAGGATTAATAAGTGGAAGGATTATAGGAAGTGGTACAGGAATGAGTACCCAGAGAGCATGGTCAGTGTGAATAAGGTGTTTGGCATCGGCCGTGCCATGGTCCCTCAGCTGTACTTCAAGGCGCCCACGATCCTGGTGCGTCCTCGGAAACCCAACGCCAGCCAGCAGGCAAAGATCCTGGAGGCCATCGACGCCTGGCTCATTGACCATATGGGATTGAAGAGCCAGATAAAGTACATGATCCTGGACGCATTCCAGGTTAACATAGGAGTGATCAAGTTTGGCTATCACTCGATTGGCACTGAGTTGCCGCCACCCAGCGATGAGGCCACCGAAGGCGTTGCCGAGATGTTGGGTGCTCAGCCAGAGGAGTTGACTGATGAGCTGGAGCAACGCAAGTGGTCCTATCATGATTATATCAAGCCCAATACGCCGTGGGGCCTTCGCATCAGGCCTGAGGATGTACTTGTGCCTTGGGGCTATGTTGATGAGCATGAGGCCCCGTGGATGGCATTTCGTATTGTGCGGGATTTGGAGGACGTGAAAAAGGATCCAGTGTACAAGAACCAGGCTGGGCTGAAGGCCAACCTCAAGATCGACGTGTCACCGAGTAATACGAAGTCGCCCAATATGTTCGGGGAGTTGGCGACGAAGGCCGAGTTCTTGGAGTATTATGAGATTTGGGACAAGCGCGATGGCACCATTCGGGTCATGGTCAAGGAGCATGATAAGTGGTTGAGGGATGAAGAGCATGAGCTTCCGATCAAGGGCTTTCCTGCCGTCGTGATGAGGTTTAATCCGGATTGTGAAGATTTTTGGGGCGTCAGCGATGTCGAGCAGATCCGGAAGCAGGTCAATGAGCTGAATGAGAATAGGACGCATGAGATTGAGACCAAGCGCCTGGCGAATGTGAAGGGCGTTGTGGACACGAATGTGGTGAAAGAGGATGAGTTGCAGAAGCTGGAGAAGGGCAAACCTGGTCCGATCATTAGGGGAGAGGGAAATGTGCAGGCGGCCTTTGCGCAGTGGGAGATGAAGGTTCCTCCGGATTTCTTCCGTGTGGATGATACTATTGATAAGGACATCCGGGAGGTCATCGGTTTTAGTCGGAACCAGGCGGGCGAGTTTGATGTGCCCCGGAGGACGGCGACCGAGGCCAACCTGGTGCAAAGCGCTCATGAGCTGAGGGCCGATGAGCGCAGGGACATAGTGGCGGATGTGGTCAAGGAGTCCTTTCAGGACAAGATTCATCCGATGATCTTCGAGTTCTGGACGGACGAGCGCGTCATTGAGGTTGCGGCATTGCAGGGTTGGTACAAGTATACAGGGCCCCAGATCCGAGGGGATTATGATTTGGATGTCGTGCCGGACTCGGCCCTCCCGATCAGTAGGCAGCAAGAGCAGCAAATGAGCCAGCAAATGTTCCAGATGTTCAAGGGCGATCCGATGATCAAGCAGAGAGAGTTGTATGTACGAGTCATGAATGTCTTTAAGGATTTGATTCCGGATCCCGATCAGCTGTTGGAGGATCCGCAGGTAGTGCAGCAGAAGCAACAGGCCATGCAGCAGCAGGCACAGAGGGGGGCTGGGCGTGGCCGTTAAGCGCGACTATGAGTGTGTCAGGTGTGGTGAAGTGCGCGAGGCTGTTGGCGAGCCCTGGATGGGCTTGGTGTGTAGTTGTGGTAGCGTCATGATGTATATTGTGACGCTCAGCAAAGCGCAGCCAGCGACGGATGCGCTGTGGCCGTTATGGCATCCCCATCTTGGTCATGAACCGACTGAGATACGGGGGTGGGGGCATTTCAAACAGGTGCTGAAAGAGCGCAATTTGAGCAATGTGCTCGGGAGCTAACTAACATGGCAGATGAGAAGGAAGTTCAGCCTCCGGCTGACAATCCGTTGCAGGCGACTGTTGACCAGCTGCAGCAAAAGAACAATGAGTATGAGAAGTTGCTGCTGGATCCCACCTATTTGGACTTCCTGGCCAATGGCAACAATCGGCAGGCGGTCCAGCGAGTGGCGCAACAGCAAGCTCCTTCCCCGGGCCAGGTCGATTGGGATTCTATGACCAATAAGGACTTGGCGGAGTATATGGTTGCTACAATGAGGGGCATGCTCAATAGTGCCGTGGTGCCGATGCAGCAGACGCAGCAGGTCAGAGACGCTATGCAGCAGGTGCAGGCTGCGCAACAGAAGTATCCGGACTTTGTCGAGTACAAGGATTCGATGCTACGCATTGCTCAAAGGAACCCCAACATAACGGCGGAAGAGGCGTACCACATTGCAAAAGGACAAAATCCCAGAAGGCCCACAGCGCCCAAGAAGTCAGCGGGCAGTCCGCCGGCAGGAGGCGGCAGCACGGCCTCGGCAGCGGACAAAGGTTTCAATAGCGCCTTTTTGAAGGCTTGGGAGGCTGCAGGGTTGGGGGCTAACAGAGGAGATTCATAAATGGCAGCACCAGCCAACCTGACAGAACAGTTTGACACGTTGTACAGCACAACGTGGCAGCACATGAGGGAAGAGAGTGTTGATAACATCTTTCGGGCAACACCCCTCTACTACTGGCTGAATTCGCAGAAGAGGATCAGGAGGGAGACGGGTGGTAGGTGGATTGGCGTGCAGCTGATGTATGCCAAAAATACGACAGTGCAAACGCTTGGACCTGGTGGCGTTGTCGATATTACGCCTCAGGATCCGCTGACCACGGCCAAGTTCGATTGGAAGTGGCTTGCTGGCTCCGTCATTCGGCTGTTTGCAGAGGATCGGATGAACACGGGCATGCAAGCCATTATGAATTTGGTCCAGCAGAAGCTGAAGAACCTGGAACTGTCTATGATTGACAAGCAGGAGCTGATGGGCTTTGCGGATGGGACAGGCAATGGTGGCCTTGACTTTGATGGCCTGGGCAATTTGGTGAGTACGACATCAGGCCTGACGGTTGGAGGCATTTCTTCGTCCGCACAGACCTGGTGGGACAACCTGCGCAGGACGTATGTGGCGGGCAATGGCATTCGGAAGGAGCTCACCACGTCGTACAATACTGTGTCGATTGGAAACGATCATCCGACGTTTGGGCTGACGACACAGAGTATCTACGAGATGTATGAGGACACGCTGACGAACGTGCTGCGGATTCAGAGCAACTTGTTTGGCGATGCGGGGTTTGAGTCGCTCGGATTTAAGGGCGCTGGTGTGTGTTTCGCACCGAGTTGCCCAGCCACCAACTTTTATTGGCTGAATGAGCGCTATATTGAGATGGTGGTGGAGACAGGCGCGGATTATGTCATGACGGACTGGAAGCCGATTCCCAACCAGCTAGATCGAGTGGCCCAGGTCGTGACGATGGGCAATCTCGTGACCAACAACCGCAGGATGCAGATGGTCCTGACGGCCGTTTCATAGGAGGCGTTCATGGCAATGCAGCTGACAGCGCCGCTGCACGGGGACTTTATCAGTGGCCCTGGCATGGTAATTCCCCTAGCGGACCAGACGGCAACGACGGCAAGCCAGCAGTTTGTCGGTACTGGAGGCCGAAACGTGGCGGCACAGTGGATTTCGGCTATCGTGATGCTGAAGAGTTTCACGGTTGGCACGGGTACGGTCTATCCGATGTTCGCGTTGGAGGCGGCAGACAATACGGGATTCACGACCAATCGGCGAAGGATTGCACAGACTCAGCCCCTGTTGCTTGAGGCAATTGCGGCAATTCCAGGCACGAACCCCATTACGACGTTCTTCCTGGAGGGCGTGTGCCCGGATGGTGGCAAGAACTGGGTCAGGATTGTGGTGCTGTTCAATGGTACGTCCAGCGGCGTCTTTGATGTGATTATCGCAGGAGCGTAGAGATGCCTACGCTGTTTGCGATCGGCGCCAATCCGGACCTCAGGTGGATCGGAACCAGTGTCGTAGGGCCAGCCAGTTATGTGACGGGGGGCTTTGATCCGGGGTTTCCG